GCATATAATACAACTAGATATTCATATTCATCTGGCATATTTGCAATGGAAGTTCCCCCGAATGCAACCGTAGTATCATATGTTACGTAGTTTATTTGAGCGCTATTCCCCGCTGTACTTGGCGAAGGTACTACAAATACCTTACCATCTAGGATATACCAGCCTGGATTATACTTAGTTCTATAATACAGACTAGTGGCATCAGTTGCCCTATATCTCTGTGCTGGAGACATTGGAGAAGCAGGTTCATCATTACCTACTGTACCATTCTCTCTAGTCACAGAAAGAACGATACCACTATCAACAGCGGTACCAGTATCATCAGTATCATCAGTAGATTTAGTGAATAGGATAGCCTTTGACGGATCATACTTCATGATACGATTCACCACTTCCTTCACACCATCAACCAAGAACTGTGTTAGTTCGGCAGTTGTAGGTGTTGTACCCACTGAGAGGGATGTTATACCCTCTACCTGTGCTTGAAATGTTGCCATTTATATCCTATAATCCAAGCCTTTTAGCGACCTGATCTATTTTTCTATCGTTATCACTAGCAGTCTCTTCTAAGATTGCTACCCTATAATTAAGATGGTCATAAAGGGCCACTAACTTCTTTATTGTATCATCTTCCTTTACAACCTTCTTCTTTTCTTCTTTCTTAATATCTTTATCCCCCTTTAAGTTAAGGTCTTGCCCGCCTGCGGGGAGAGAAAATCTCACTGCAAACGGGCTTAACCTTATTATCAATCAATGATTAACTTAAGTAATGTCAAATACTAAAGTTAAATCAACCTGTACTGCATTAGTAGAACCGCCATCAGTTTCCACCTCTATCTTTTCTCCTGCAGCAAAAGTATTATTACTCGCAGGTTCAAGAGAATCAAGGTCTCCAGCTGCGCTAGCAGCGTTAGCAATGGTGATAGTACCTGCAGAGGAACCAGCATCATTCTTAACAGTCAATACAGCATCACCAGTGGCTATAGCGCCATTTAAAACGCTATAAACCTTTATCAATGTTCCAGCCCAAGGGGCTACCACATAGATCTGTCCAGCTGTTGATACATCTTGTATTGTTGCATTAACACAGCGCTGATCTCTTTCAGCTGCAGTTGCAGCACTACCCGCAACGCTATTCAATTCAGCTAAAGTTGCAGTAGTCGCTGATAATTCAGCAAGCTTCTGTGCCTTAGCATCATTGATTTCAGAGTTAGGATTGTTAGCTACCCAATATTTTGCCATAGCTTAAACCTCCTTAAACAGCTTGAAACTGCACAATAAACTTCCCACCACCGGCTGTAGAGCCGGCATCAGAAGTTAGTGATACAACTTCACCTGCACCAACAGCAGCATCTGTATCATTCTCAAAACCGCTAGCTGTACCGCCTTTATTTATAGCCAAAACAGGGATAGTAAATGTACCCATACTATTCCCATCACCATCCTTCACTGTTATAACAGTATCAGCATCAGTAGTAGCCGTAGTTAGTATATAAGATACACCAACTACTTTACTTTTAAATGGGGCTACACAATAGCCTATATTAGCTCCAGATACAGCCACTATCTCAGACTCTATAAAAGCTGAGGCGGAAGCATCATCTGCTCTATTTGATCCATATAAAGGATTAGACATAATATACCCCCTTATTTCCAGAGAGCATGGGATTCAGCCATTGACCACTCCATGCCACCTTCGGTTAAGATTAAGTCTACTCTACGATCGACCCCAGAGTTCTCTAATGTCTGAACTCCTACGTAGACTGAAGTATCACGATTAAGACCATTTCCAACGAGAGGTCTCCAAGCACAGTTTTTCATGTTGACGCCAAGCATCTTTATGTCTGTGCCATCTAAGTGGATATTCCGAGCTACATTAATATCACCATAAGGTGTAGAGAATGTAGAGATATCTACTCCAAAGACCTTCTTCTTACCAGTAAGTGCAAGATCTGACCGGAAGTTAGTAGAAATTTCAAGATTATTCTTAAAATATCCACCTAACTTATGTAGCCAGTTATACACTGCTGTATTACAGAAGAAAACTGTAGCTTGAGCTTGATTATACCTAGGATCAACATAGTTAGACATATCATCTAAAAAGTCATCAGCAGTCTTAGTAGTAATATCTAAACTAAACTGATTACCAAAGTTTAGAATGTAGTCTACTGCACCCTGAGTATAATTAATATCGTTAGTAGAGTCTTCATACTGAGAACCAAATAAAAGCGAGGTCTCAATATCCCATTTATGCTCGATGAGCTTTTCTTTCCACACTCGTGCCCACTCACTAGAGTCATACTTTAATGAAGTAGCTCTAGCAGTATTGGTCATTGCCATGCTAGTCTTCCAGATCTGAGTAACACCGTGGTTGCTTGAGAAGGGCTGATCATTCCAAGTTTCTGGATAACCTGAGCCTTCTTTAAAAGCTGAACCAATAACATAGCACCTCTGTGGTTCCAGAGTTGCAGCTATTTCATCACCACTAAGATCATCATCACCTTGATCATATTCTGCCGTTACAGATAAAAATTGAGCATTAGCTGCTGTGATAGGAATCCTAACTACAGTACAGTTAAGTTCAACCATATCTGGATTATTGGTTACAGTAACTTTTGCATTACCTGTTCCTGATGACCATGAGCCACCAATAGCATATTCAGTAGCAGTATTTACTCTTGCTACCATATATCCAGCCACAGCGCCTCCTGCAGTAGCAGCACAAGGAATCTTTACAAGCTGTCCAGCAAGAAAGAACTTAGGCATAGTATCTGCAGACCCAAGATATATCTTTTGGGTTGAGTTTCCATATATGTTCTGAATATTACCTTGATTTTTATAATCAGTAATCATACGAACATCTAAGGCATCGCCGACTGTTTTTGGGGCGCCAAGGTCTGAATCTGTCACCCAACTTCCAGTGTTATCCTTAGCGGCGCCTGCATAGGCATACCTTTTATGGAAAGATGGACGTCTCTCAGTAAACTTAAACTGAGGATCATCCGTAGGTTTCTTACCAACCTTGCTTAAAAAGCGGAAGAATGGATCTTGTGGTATTGCCAATTCACTAAAGCGAGCTCCGAAGTTATACTTCCGACGGATATCACCCGTCTTTAGATCTGTGCTAGTACCAGGACCAAGACCATCAAAATCCGCTACCGTAAGATCGGTATTTGGCGTTATTACACTTAAAAAGTCTTTTGCCATGGATTGTCTCCTTTCCTATTATAGTTTGGAGAGCAACCTTAAAAGGTTCTAACCAAACAAGTTATCTACATCGCCGTCAGAATCTACGAGAGCATCAAATACTGCATCCTCATAGTTCTGTTCGACTTTAGCACTATTAGCGCTACCAGCACTTGTTGGTATATCCCTGACCTTCTTCATTTGAGAAAGCATATCTTTCTTCGTACTATTAGCCACATTGCTCTTGACTTGATCCTTATTCAATAGAAGATGGATATCATCTAGAGTTAATTGACGCTTGCGGGCTTCCGTCATCATTACCTGGAAGTCATTCTTAGACATATTGTTCTTTTTCATGAACTGTTCTGCCTGAGCCACACGCATCTTATTAGCCTGTGCACGTTGAATGTTATTGCGTTCTTTGGTCATCACCTGGTTTATCCTCTGTTGTACAACTTGATCAACCTGAGCATTAACAAGCTTGGCTGAATCTGACTCTGGATCCTCTAAATCATGAGGATTAAACTCAAAGTCTTCATCTAGTCCAAGGTTCTCCTTTACGGATTTAGGTGCTGTACCGCCATTACGAAGATAGTCACGAACATGCTCAACTAAGCCAGTATCGCTCTTCATAGCGTTGAGTACAGGCACAAAAGGCTTTAGCTGATTCAGTTCTTCACGCATGCGAAGAGCTTCCCTGCTAGAGTCCTTATAGCGCTGTTCCCAACCTGTACCATCGGAGTCCTTTGCCTTTGGCGTGGGTATCTGCTTCTCAGCAGGACCACTAGTAGGCTCTGGAGTTACCTCGGCTCGTGTTAAATCATCTTGTATAGCGCCATTGACAGTATCATCTAGCGCTTCAAAAAAGTTATCAGGGGAGCCAAAGACTGCATCTTCTGCTTGGTTGTCTGTTGGGTTGTCCATCTGCTTTTCCTCTTTTGTCATATTATCTCCCTGTTTTTACTTAAGTTATAATTTACGAAGGTTCATTATTACTTTGCAAGTTATTTATTACACTTTTTATCTGTAAGTCTAATTCCTTAGATTTAGCCTTCATATCATCTTCTGCACGCTTCTTTCTAGTACCCGCTTCATTATCCATAGTACTCCTTAGGAGCTTCTGCTTGGCTTGCGTAGCAAGGTACTCTTTCTCTTCACGAGTCTCCACATCATTCTTCTTCTTGCTAATCTCCATCTGTGCTTGCATGACCTTCCCCTTAATTCCTGCTTGTACAAGTTGTCTCTCAAGCGTTTCTATTGTACCAGCACTGTCTTTCAGTTGCGATTCCATTGATTGGACTTGCCCCTGTAGCTGTGCATAAGTACTCTTACGCTCAGCAATTCTTTCCTTATCTCTCAGATCAGTCTCGGATAATACCGCTATATCATCTATAATACCTAACTGGAACATATCTTTCAGCTCTGCAAGATACGCCCATCTATTTATCGGAAGAGTAGAACCAGCCACTATCCTGACATCGAACTTAGATGTCTCATAATCATTCCACTTACCTACTGCCTCACCCAAATCATTATACATCGGTATGTTTATCTGGACTTCCCTGTCTTCTTGGAGGGCACTTGGCTGTACTACCCTGAATACCTTGTGAGCGGTGTAGACAGACTGCGAGAATTCTTTTATAACGATTCCAAGCTGACGTAATGCCGGCTCGATACAATTTTTCAGCCATTGTTTTACCCTTCTTGTTCCATATTCATCCATAGCAAGCATACCCCTATAAGTATCATGCTGTTGCCCGGTATCGCCCTGCATTGAAGAATATATGCCTGCCAGATACTCCATATCATTCTTGCCTTCTTGGACGATTTGGAAGAATGCATTACTGAGAGGAGCTGGTTGGACTGGCGTAGGGGGCGCTGCCCCAGGGCGAATAGGCAATAATGCTCCAGGGGAACTTGAGTATTTTTCCCAATGTCCAGTATCAATGGCACCCTCTTCATGCATCCACCTAAGGCTAGAGCCTAAAGATGCATTGTGCACCATTATTTGGTGTGATTTATTTATCTCTCTCTGTTTCCCTATCAGGGGAGAGACAGCTGATATTGGATATGGAGTACCTGTCCATTTAAAATGGAAGGGTATAATTGGATACTCTTGGATAGTTTCTGGTAATGTAATATTGTATATCATAGTATCACCAATAACCGCCAACTTAGATATCCTATCTCCAAAAAAGCGAACCACATCCTCTAC